ATACGTCCTTCAGCGTTCTTTATGAAATTCTCTAACTTATTAAGAGGCATCTTTTTTATCTACTATAAATTTGATGGCAAGACCATACAATACTAGGTCTATTTAGCTTCCTAGTGGATTACTTATCTTTTTGAGTTGTTAATTCCTTGTAAATGATTGACTCTGGAGGGAGTAATTGATCACATACTCTCAACACTCTCATAAACTCATCAGTTGTGTCGCATTTAATCATTCTCTTATCTCCATTTTCACTGAGTAATGAAAAAGTTCGAGAGCATAAATCAATCTCTACTGTTAATATAAAGTCGTCCATGTTTGCGTATGAATAACCTATTATACCATATGTATGTGAATTGTCAATTTCGGTAATTTGACATCACATATGTTTTCTGTACAGGTGAATTAATTTTAAAACCTAAACTAATCCTAACACAATCACTACCAACGCAATGCCAGAAATATGGTGGTTTCGATCTTACTTGAAATAATCTCATCGTGATACCCTTATCATCATAATCAGTTACAACTTCTTTTGTAAGAGGATCAATATATCTAAAAAATGATTTTTTATCCTCAGTTGCATATGTAATATAGAGTCTTTTACAAGGTATCTTGTAATTAGTATGCCATCCCATGTATCCAGTTGGTGGATATAAAAAATTTCCACTTGCAATTACATTATCATTATTGATTAATTTTTTCACTACGGGTAATATAGACTGACAAATTTTCATATTAATAATTTTCATATTATTTTTACCATCATCATTACTATTATCAATTAAATTATCAAAACATTTCTTTTCTAATATATTCTGCCAATCAGGTTTTACTTTATAATTATTATCCTCAGATTCCAAAATACATTTATCAATAAAATCCTCAGTAAATATTTTTTGGATTATAGATTTATCATAAGGATTTCTTTCTAACCCTTGAATATTTTCTACACCCCTTGATTCATTAAATAAACGTGTCTTTAAGACCCACTCTTTTTGCTTCAAGATTTACCCTCAAGTTTTTTAACTTTATCACTTAATTCTTTCACTGCTTGCACTAAAAGACCAACAATTTGATCATATTCAACTGTTTTATAATTGTCTGGATTTTCATCATCATCACTTGAAAAAGGTAAACCTTTTTCTGAGACAGCTTGTGGAAATACCTTTTCTACTTCCTGTGCTACTACACCAGCAGATTTTTTATCATCCTTTTTATATGTAAATGTATATCCATTAATCTCGTTGATAATATCTAATGGATTCTGAATTATCTGTAAATCTTTTTTTAATCTTATATCTGAGACAGTTGTTGAGTAAGCAATTATATCACCATCAACATGAAGATCACCATCATTTTCAAGACGCATTTCTTCGTTACCTGAAGTATACCATCTAATACCGTGTGAGGCATCATAAAATGTATAATCATGTGTGTTACCAGTGTAAATATCTGTAGAATTACTGTTTCTTCTTCGATCACTTTTGAGTCGAAATTCAGTTCCACTTAGAGTCATCCCATAATCACTACCAGCGGTGTAAGTTTGTCCAACACTAGATGCGTTAGTCCAAGTCCACCCTCCGTTTCCACCTGATGTAAGAACCTGTCCTGCAGTTCCGCTACTACCTCCCGACCAAGTGATTAATCTGTATGCTTGGATATCATAAGCTTGTAGTCTATTATTATAAGGATTCCAAGCAAGTCTTTGGTCTGTTGCATCAATCTCAAGTGTTTGATGCGATCCATTAGTTGTGCCTATAGGAACAAAAGTAATGTTATGATATTCGTTTTCAGCTGATGTATTAACTTTTACTTTGTCAGCTTCGTCTATTGTTCCTGATAGTGTTGCAGATGATGCAATTGTTAATTTATTTCCATTATTTCTTGTTACAGTGATATTTGTTCCAGCAGCAATCTCAACATCATCATCGTCTCCATCACTTCCAGCTAATCTAATCTTTGTTGTCGAAGATGGAACTGATAAATCATAAGTTGTATTTGTGTTTTCACCAACAGATGAAGAGTCAACCCAATTTATCTGAGATCCTGTTGATGTCAATACTTGACCGCTCGTTCCCTTTTGTCCATCTTTATCCTCAAGAGCAGCATTAAGTCGGACATCTCTTGCCATATAGAGTTCTGTTCGATTTAGTTTCATCCATTGTGTAAATGAACCACCTATATCAGTATTATCATAATCCCCTAACTCAATATATTCTGCACCACCATCATCTGATGTTGAAATACGTAAATATCCATCATTACTACCACCCAACCATTCAATATTTGCATCATCATTGGCAGCAGTACCAGGACCAAATCGAATACGATTTAGATTTAATTGGGTAACATCAAGAGTTCCACTAGATGAAATTGTAATTTCATTGCCATTTGTATTTCTTGAAATAACAACATTATCTCCACCCACAAACTTCACAGTATCAAGTGCTACACTTGCACTACCCATTAAATCTAAGTTTGGATTAGCATCACTGCCAGAACTTGATTGTCTCGCAACTAATTGAAGAGATGTGTCGAAATTTATTGTAGAATCATCACCCCTACTTACAGTTATTCCTGAATGAGTAACACCAACCAATTGAACTTCATCATCATCACCACTCGATGCATCTAATTTAATCGCTGGATCAGAGTTATTGCCACCAGTTTGTACTGCTAATAAATCATATGTGGTATCTGGAATTTGTGTATTAGTGTCTTTAGCACTTATTGTAAACCCTGTTGCACTGGTGCCTGTAATTTTTACGTTTGTTCCAGCTGAAATTGTAACTGGGTCTGTTGTAGAATCAGTCCCTGTAAGAGTGATGGTGGCATTACCATTTCCAAAATCAGTGCTATCAGTGCCTCCAGCAGGTAATGTATAAGTTGTATTAACACCTTCTGTATTTTGAGCGTTTATCGTGAAACCACCACTTCCTGTATCCGTTATTTTTACATTATCTCCAGCTGTGATCACAACTGCATCAGTGCTAGAATCAGACCCAGTTAAAGTTATCGTTGCTGAACCTCTAGAAGTAGTAAAATTGGTTCCATCAGTTCCAGTGTCGGGTAATGTATAAGTTGTATTTGGACCTTCTGTATTTTGAGCATTAATTGTGAACCCACCACTACCAGTATCCGTTATTTTTACATTATCTCCAGCCGTGATTACAACTGCATCAGTAGTAGAATCCGATCCAGTTAGAGTAATTGTTGCCGAACCTCTGGCATCAGTAAAGTTAGTTCCATTAGTTCCAGTGTCGGGCAATGTATAAGTTGTATTTGGACCTTCTGTATTTTGAGCATTAATTGTGAACCCACCACTACCAGTGTCTGTGATTTTAACATTCGTTCCAGCAGTTATAACCACTGCATCAGTGCTAGAATCAGACCCAGTTAAAGTGATCGTTGCTGAACCTCTAGCAGTAGTAAAATTGGTTCCATCAGTTCCAGTGTCGGGCAATGTGTAAGTTGTATTATCACCCTCTGTATTTTGGGCGTTAATTGTAAACCCACCACTTCCAGTATCTGTAATTTTTATATTATCGCCAGCAGTTATGACCACAGCGTCTGTAGTAGAATCCGATCCAGTTAGAGTAATTGTTGCTGAACCTCTAGCATCAGTGAAGTTAGTTCCATTAGTTCCAGTATCAGGAAGTGTATAAGTGGTGTCTGTATTTTGAGAGTTAATCGTGAACCCACCACTTCCAGTATTCGTAATTTTTACATTATCACCAGCAGTTATGACCACAGCGTCTGTAGTGGAATCAGTTCCAGTTAAAGTTATCGTTGCTGAACCTCTAGCAGTAGTAAAATTGGTTCCATCAGTTCCAGTGTCAGGTAATGTGTAAGTTATAGATGCGGGTAGGTCATCCCATATAGGTGCACTTGATACACCTTGACTTGTTAAAACTTGTCCTGATGTTCCATAGTTAGCACCACTTAAACCAATTTGTCCTTCAGATGCAATGCGAAGTCTTTCTGCGTTAGCACCTCCATCTGCCTTTGTAATAAATCGTATAAATCCACCACAATCATCACCAGCGTTACTATCACTTGTGTCAGCAAAGACATCAATAGTTGCTAGATTTCTTGAATTAATATTAGTATGACTAGAAGAATTACTATTCTCTCTATTAATAAATTTAATCGCTCCGACATTAGCAGATGAATTTTGATTTCCACTTAAGTTAAGAACACCATATTCACCAACAGTTCCATCACCTGTCACCTCTAAAACTTTTGTATTAGTATTATCATTATTAAATGTATAATTTGTCAGAGACTGAGTAAGTATATCACCAGAGTAGTTAATACGAAGTCTTTCTTTAATTCCAGCACTAGCACCTGAACCACTATCAAGTGCAAATACTAAATCAGCGAGATTATTACCCCTATCTTGAGCATAGACTCTGACATCACCGCTATTTTTTGATCTTAACTCTAATCCATGATAATAACTATCACTACTCCCTTCATCTTCAATTCTCACACAAGCAGTATCAGCGTTACCACCAGCGTATGTTACACTACTTTTCCCTGTTACACCAATGTATAATGGAGCATTTCCTGTTGTTGAACTACCAGCATATTTAACCTGAACATATCCTTCTGGTGTGATGCGAAATCTTTCATCTCCTTCAGTTGTGACCTTAAAATGACCATCTGTTCCTGTGTCTACAACCTCTGCCTCTGTATTTCCCTCAAATATTTTATCCTGAACACCTGGTATACCTTGTATTCCTTGTTCTCCTTTCTGTCCTTGATCACCAGTTCTTGCAAATGTTACAATTATATCTTCACCATTAGTAAAAGATGTTGCACTACCAGAAACATAACCAACACTTATTTGATGAAAACCTGATTGCTCGGTTGCTGAAGATATTGTAAATAATGCAAAATCATCTGCATTTAATTTATTTGATATTCTAACGTGCCCTTTGATTGTGGATGTCGAATCATCAATCGTTCTTAAAAATGATTGTATATCTGTTCCATTATCATCCTCATCATCTATGAATATTATAGTCGCAGAACTTACAGTTGAGTTATTAAGTCTTAATCTTCCAGTGTTTAAATCAGTTGGTGTGCCTGTAGCATCACTAAAGGTATAATCAAATGTCGCTCCACCAAAGTTACCTTGTAAACCCTTATCGCCCTTTTGACCTTTTTCTCCCTTTTCTCCTTTGTCACCCTTTTGTCCTTTTTGCCCCTTTTCACCAGGATCAGGAATTCTTGCCCAAGCATATCCATTGTACCTCCAAGAGGCACCTCCTACAGAAAATACTTGACCATTCGTTGGACTACCAGGAAAATCAACTGCCATAATTACTATTTATTTACTATATTATGAGGGTTTTGTAGGCCACGTTGGGTTCTGTGGATTAGACTCAGTTGCGGGGAGATCTCTTAAGTTCTGTCTATATGTTTTCCACTCTTCTTTTTTAGTATTAGTTAAGGGAGAATCTGTAAATTGTGTCCAATCACTATCCCTTAATAAATTATTTCTATAATGTCGAAGTGCACTAATATAATCAGTTCCATAACTTTCTCTTACGTATACATAATCAGTTTCCATTGACATATTATTTTTAGATATTTATACTATAGAAGCGTGGTTGGAGCACCCATATCATTACTCGCTAGCCAACCAGTAGCAATGTATTTCGCCTCATATGGAGGATTGCCCCTATGCAAATGTGTAAAAGAACCAGGAAAAATAACTATTCTCCCTCTTTTTGACTTAATTTTTTTCTTTTGATATAAAAATTCTGTTTCTCCCCCCTCTGCAACGTCATTAAAATATACAGACCAGACTAAAGTTCTATTAGCACAAGCAATATTATTTGACTCTGAGTGCCAATCATGATACCCCTCAGTTGGTTTTGTTTTTTGTAATAAACAAGTACAACTATGAAAATTAAAGTTCTTCAAGAATGGATACCATTCAAGATACTGTTCCAAACAAGCACGAACTGAGCACATTATATGAGCAGATATGATTGGATTAAATGCTGCAATGTCTAGTTGAGAGTCCTTAACACTTGTATTACTTCTTGAAAAAATTTGAGTTGAATCATCAAGAGTTTTCATAACAACATCACAAAAATCATCATTAATGACATTATCCCAGACACCTATGAAATTTTCATTTAAAAAAACTTCTGGTGTATTAATAACTTTATCAAACATAATAAATCTTTTTATATATTATATCATAATTTCATAATAAAGCAAAGAGCAAAGTATGGTGGTCTGTTTTCAATTGAAGATGGACTTGAGGCACCTGAATCAGATGTTTTACCAACATTTGCAACACTACTAGAAGCACCAATGTTATAACCTTCATAAAGATTTGCTCTACCAGAACCACTACCTGGATAATTATTAGCACTTAAATTAGAACCATTTTGATGTTGACCATGATTTCCTGATCTAAATGCATAGTGAAAATGCGATGGAACTTGATTTGATGTCAGTGTATTTGATACATTACCACCAGTGGCATTCAAACCATAACTATTTCCACTTCCCACAATAAATTTATCCCTTAAATCTGGTGCATTTGCGTTTTGTGCAGCTGTTGAATTATCACATAGAACAAAACCAGATGGAGCAGTTGTCCCACTATACATCAAGATTACTCTTGACGGAAGTAAATCAATAACTCCTGATTCCTCCGCTTTCTTCCAAACTGTACCATCCCATTTATATGAAGCACCACCTGCTGTGTAAATGTCGTTCGTACTTGGATTATGTGGAAAATTTAATGCCATAATTTTATTTATTCAGTGTATGTAATATCATTAGGGCACACAATTTTAGCTACACTAACTAAAGAATTGTAGTGCATTTCATGCGTATATACCTGACTATAATGAGTTGACCCGTAACCAGGATTTTTGTATAATGACCCATCATCAAGAACAAAGATTATATCTTTGATTGATGGGTTAATTATAGCACTGACAGGTGTAAGAGATGGAAAATCAGTCCTCATGGATCCTCACCACAGATCATTACTCTACACGATGCGTTTGGAGCACCCGAACCTTTCTGCCAGCATACAGTGTAAGTTCCAGCAGATAATGTTACAGTAGATGTCTGCTCACTATTATTGCTATTATTTTGTATAATAGTAGCATTACCTGAACCATTTAAATAAAATAAAATTCTGTAATTATCTCCACTATTATATCTAGCAAATTTATATTTAATCGTACCTGTGTTATTCACAACTAATCTAATTCGATCTGCATCACGCATCTGTTCATTATTACCAGATTCGTGTCTTGTTTTTAATACTGGACCTAAATGTGTCGGACTTGTCTGAGGATTATATGACCCATATCCAAAAAAACCTGCAGTGCTACTCGTAACTCCCTGAAAATATGCATCAGAATCATATATGGTAAATCGATACTTCATAAATGATTGACTGGTATCACTACTGTTTCTTTGTAGAGAATTTTCAAAGTAATCCTCATCAAATCTTATTGTCTTTGATGCTTGGGGAGGAGGTCCAGCAATTTTTAATGAATAGTAATACCCATCAACATAAGCAAATTCATCTGCATATTCATTCTCCACTGCTTGAAATGTACCAATATATGCATGACATTTTGATCCAGAATAATTAGTGCCAGAAATAGTGGTTATCTTATCACATATTCCTAAGTAAGTATTTTCAATGGCACCCCTTCCAAATGTTTCCCAACTCCCACCAGTAGATGTTACCATATTAGCTGGCCAACCAGGTGCATTTGCATAACTCCCTACACCACCAGATGGAGTTGCTGCTTTATTACTATTTCTGGTTACATCATGTGGTGAAAAAGTCTCTCCATCATAAACGGTCTGACTATCAAAAATAACTTGATAATCATAAAAAAGATCGGTATTTACATATACAACTCCAAAACGAATATAAAATGCTGGTGATGTCAAACTGTATAACGTATGAAAATCATTCTCTCTACGGTGAGGTAATGTTTGCGTTATATTTGCCATTATGTTACACCTCCACCTGATACGAAGAATGTATTAGTGCTGACACAAACTAACGTGCAGAGACCCTTTGCTGCTAAAGTTCTATTTCCTGTTTGAGTTGTACCTGTTAAGTAAAGTGTTACACCACTTCCCTGTAGAATACTAAATTGTGCATTAGATATATTAGCAACTGATACTGCATCGCCAGGACTAAAAACTCCTGAAAGAATGCTTAAATCTCCAGTTGTCATTGTTATTAATTTACCATTATCAGATGCCACTGCCGAATAACCTGATGTTCTAGCATTTACTGTCATCGAACCAGATTGTCCTGCTTCTCCCTTTTCTCCCTTCTGTCCTGATGCACCGATTGAAACCCATTGTGCAGACGGAGATCCAACACCATCATCATAATATATGTGCAGATCACCATCATCAGTGTCCCACCACATGTCACCATCATTTGGTGATCCTGGTGGACTTGAAGATGTAGTGACATTTGATCCTATGGATGATGCAGGAGTAAATGTTAATCCATTTGCACTACTATTGACCACCACTAATTTATTTGCATCACCAGAATAATTTGATGGTGTATCATCTAAATCTGTAAAGTTACCTGTAATACCACTTAAAGGAATTGTAGTTGTTAAGTTAGATAATGAACCAGTTCTACCTATTGTTAGAGTGCCACTACTGAATGATACTGAATCTACATAATTATCGGTATTTGTGTCTGAGGATGAAAATGTAATTTGTCCATCATTATTTCTTGTAATTGTTACATTTGTTCCACCAACCAATCTAACTGTATCATCTGTTCCAGATGAGGCATCTAAAAATAAATTGGGATTATTATTAGAACCAGAAACCTGTTGTGCCTTTAGTAAATAAGTAGTATTAACGTTTGAGGGATCAGTCCACGACCATCCTGATCCAGAACCACCAGATATTAATATTTGTCCAGAATTACCCACATCACCACTACTTTGTGTTTGCAATTGATGTATTTGTGTAATGTATGAGTAAAGTATATTTTGAGATGGATTGTATGTTAATCTAGTGGTCTCACTTTCAGTCTTTAAAGTTTTTAGCGTATTATCAGCAGTAGAATCAACAAATACAAGTGGATGTACAGCGTCACCGCTATCTTGTCTTGTGAGAACTGTATTTGATCCACTAACAGCAGCACCACCAATTGTTATCTTACCATCATTAGTTCTATTAACAGTTACACCATCAGAACCTGCAAATTCAACTGTATCTGCGTTTGATCCTCCTGTAGTCTGCAGAGTTAATAAGGGATTTTGATTTGATCCAGAATTTTGTAATGACTTTAATAAGTATTCAGTATTTGTATCAGTGTTAGTATCAGTGGATGAAAATGTAATTTGCCCATCATTATCCCTAGTGATACTTACATTTGTTCCACCAACCAATCTAACTGTATCATCTGTTCCAGATGAGGCATCTAAAAATAAATTGGGATTATTATTAGAACCAGAAACCTGTTGTGCTTTCAATAAGTAAGTTGTGTTAGTATTAGTATCAGTAGAAGAAATGGTAAGTTTATTTGCATTATTTCTAGTAACAGTAACATTTGTTCCACCTGCTATCTCTATGTCATCATTACCAGAGGCATCTGATGGGTCTAATCTTATTTTTGTTGTTCCTGATGGTACACTTAAATCATAAGTTGTATTATTATCATCAGCAAAAATAACTGCATTTCCAGCACCATTGACTTTAAGAGTTTTATTTGCAGTAAATGAGGAAGGAGTATCAGTAAGACCTATAAATGTGTTGTTACTTCCAGAACCAGTATCAGTGTTAGTGATTGTTAATTTATTCGCATTATTTCTGGTGACAGAAATTCCAGTACCACCTGCTATCTCTATGTCATCATTACCAGAGGCATCTGATGGGTCTAATCTTATTTTTGTTGTTCCTGATGGGACTAATAAATCATAAGTCACAACTGAGGGTAAACTATTCCAAATAGGTGCACTTGACGCACCTTGACTTGTCAATACTTGACCTGATGTTCCATAGTTAGCACCACTCAAACCAATTTGACCCGATGAACCTATTTGAAATTTTACACTACCCCCTGTGAACATTTCAATACCAGCACTTCCTACATTTCCAGCGTGTAGTCTTGTAATGCCAGGATTTGATGAATGTTCATTTCCATGAACTAACAAATATCCACCTCTACTATCTGATATTGCACCTCCACCATTTATCATTAATGCTTTATCATCACTTCCGTCACTTGTATTAGAACCAAATAATTGAATATTACCTGATGTTAATATATCGCCACCTGATGTAATACGAAGTCTTTCATCACCAGCGGTTTCAAATGCAATTGTGTCATCTTCAGGAAATCTTATTTGTGTATCTGTGTCTCCCTCGTGTGACGCTAGTACATCTGATGTAAAAATGACACCATCACCAGATATTTTTAATTTTAAATCATTAATATTGTTTCTTAATTGCAAATAATCAACAGAGTTTGCATTACCCGTAGTTTTTTTCAGTGTTAAAGAGGGTGATGTTGTGCTTTCATTTTCAATACTAGCAAATGTTCCTGATACTAAAAATCTACCATTTTGCACTTGCACACCATCATCATTACAACGAAGTCTTTCGATACCTTCAGTTGTGACCTTGAAATGACCATCTGTTCCTGTGTCTACAACCTCTGCCTCTGTATTTCCCTCACTTATCTTATCAGTAACACCTTTATCTCCAGTTACTCCTTTATCTCCTGCTCTTGAAAAATTTAAAACGCAATTTTCTTGATTTGATGGAATATTACCAACACCATTTTGCACACCTATTATCAAATGTGTAGTGTTATCAGTGACTGAT